CGGTGCGCCGGGGATGACGCCGGAAAGGCCGCGGCGGTTGAGCCCATAGCCCGCCATGGCATCGTCGAACTGCTTCAGCACCTCGGTGTGATCGTCGTCGCCGCTGACGAAGAGCGAGCACTCATAGGTCTTCTTGCCATTCGCCCGCAGCGTGTCGCAGACGTTCATCGCCACGAAATAGGTGGCGAGATCGATCTGCCCGAGGCTCTTCCCCTCGCCGATCAGCGTGCGGCCGGAGACCAGCGCGCGAAGGCCCAGCTGATAGTTGAGGCGGTGAACGGCCGGGTTCTTCGTGTGCGCCCAGGTCGACGGTGTATTGAGCCGCTGCGTCCCGGAGCCACCTGCAACCGTCGAGTCCTTGCGCGGATCATATTCGCGCAAGCCCCGCAGTACGAATTCAAGTTCCGGCCGCCCCTTCGAGCCGAAGAGCTTGTCGCTATAGATGCGCTCGACGACGACGTAGCAGATGCCGGCATTGACGCTCGTGCTCTTCCACTTGTTGCCAAGCGCTGCCGTGACGTCGACCAGCTTTTGATCCACCAGCTGGCCTGGCCTGCCATCGTAAAAGCGGATCGTCAGGACCGGGTCGCCAGAGCCGTTGACGAAGCCCTCGATATGATAGTTCGCAACCTCGTTGCCGATGACCGGCCGGGATACCAGCGCTTTCTTCTCGCCGTAAATGTAGACGTAAGGCTCCAGCCCGTCGCACCAGCCGTTCGCGAGCACGAAGACCTCGGCATTCCATTTGTTGCCGCTGCCCCACTTGGCATAGAACGTCCGCTGCCCCTTCGTCTTGCCGACGCCGTAGAGCGTGCCGACCGGCACATCGCCGCCGAACTGGATCTCGCCCTGGACAGCCGTGTATTTCCGCTTCTGCTGCTTCTGCTGGCTAAGCTTGCCGATCGCCAGCTTGGCACCGAAAGCGAGGGCGCCGCCGATGAGGCTGGCAGCGAGCGCAGAGCCGCCGAACAGCGCACCGGCGATCGCCGTCGCAATTGAAGTGAAGATTGCCATACTGGATTATCCGAGGTGGAAGGCGGCAATGACGTCGGCGAGAGCGTGATCACTCCGGCCGCGTTCGGTCTTGGTGACGAAACGGGCGCCGAGGCAGACGCCAACATGCTCGGCGCCGTCGGCCAGGCGCAGTATGACGAGATCGCCGAGGCGCGCTTCCGCCCCGCCCTTCGGCTCTTGGCCGAGCTCGGCCGAGAAGAAGCTCACCAGCGACTTATGCCCGCGCCGGCGCAGCGCCCGCTGAGCACCGGCGAGCGTGCGATAGGCGCCACGGTATTTGTCGGCGACCGCCGAGCCAGTCAGCGCGTCGATGAAGGCGCAGCCGAGCATGAAGCAATCGGCCGAGCCATAGGCATAGGGTTTCGCAAGCTCACGCGCGAGCGTGGCTTCAACGATGCGAAAGCGGTTCATGGATTGCCTCTGAAACAGCGGTGTGGTCGGCAGGAGGCGGACCCGCTTTGTCCCCCAAGCGTTCCGTGGCCGTTCTATACTCTATGATTTAGATCGACATCAGCGCGACACCTGCCCCCATTCCTCAGGGATGGTTGCATTCGTCGCCACGTGCTCCAGGCCCGTGTCGGTGGGATTATTGTCGAACTGCTGCTCGGCCTGCGAGCGCTTGAGCCCGGTAGAGCCCCGCGCCGATCGTCCGGGCGGCTGCAGGTCAATCATCATCGTCAGCGTCCGCTCGTAGCCCGAGACCGCGCCTTCGTTGTAGCGAACCTGGTCGATCTCGTAGATCGATGAGGCGAGAATCCCGAGGACCGCGTCCGTTTCGGGATCTCCCGCCAGATGGGAGATGATCACCGGAGCATTTTGATAGTTATATTGCTCAATCTGAGAGACTGCGTCCTCGGGGTTGCTGACTGGGATGTTTGAGAAGACGATAGTCCGCGTCGTCACGGCGACGCCCACTGCGCTCACCAGTTCGCCCGGCTCGAGAAAGCGGTTCGGAAGATAGGTCAGACCGTTATAGGTGTAGGGCCTCCCACCACGATGGTAGCCGACGGTCTTGCCGGGTAAATCGAAGCGGATGAGGTCGAGCCGTGCAAGGCGGCCGGTCTCGAGCGCACTCTCGACAGCAGGATCCAGCACACTCATGAGAAAAACATCTCCGTAGCGGAAAAGGAGGCTTCGCGACCCGCCCACGATTTCGGTGCCGCCACACTGCCCGGATCAATACTCATGACACACGACGGCTTCTCGAGATGGACCGTCGCCGACGTAGTGAAATGCTGGGTGTCCAAACCAAACATGATCGAGAGCGTAACCACGCCGCTAGCGTCCGCCGTGGCGTTCTCGACGATCCGATGAAGGGATCGGATCAACACCGACTTCCGCAACTCGACATAGTCTCCGGATGATAGCTTGAAACCAGCCGGCAGACCTGAGACGACGATGGTTCTGCTGTTAGTAATGGACTGCAGAACCGCGCCGCCATTGAATGCCCCTCCCCCTGCTTTCGTGCCGGCGAGAGGTTTCCCGTTGTTGTGCGCGATTGGGCGCGGCCGGAACAGGTCGTATCCGAGAAATGGTGCACCTCGCGAACTCGACTTCATGACGAAGGCATCAAACAGTCCGTAAAAGGCTGGCGTCATCCAGTTCGTGGTGTATTGCGCCTTCCAGAAAGGCGTGCCGGCGGCCTGCTCTTCGGAACGCCGGCCCTCCATCATCGAAACGTCCGTCGGATTGATGGGATCAAACTGGCAGTCTCGCCAAGGCAGCGTCGGCAACAGAATCGGATCAGGCATGTTGGTTGCAATCCAGGGTAATCGCCGCAATATGCAGCGGTAGGGAATTAGGGAGCGGAATCAGTGCCCACAATCGATTTCAGCGGGACAACCCAGCAGGTTCTTCAGCTCTTGGCCGATGAACACAGCAAGCTGGTCAAGCAAGTATCGGACCTGGAATTCAGGGCGAATGCCCATCGCTTTATGTTTATGTTTGTTGCAAGCGCTTTATCGAACATCGATGAATCTCAGTACGAGGCGCTGATGGCCATGACAGAGAACGCCCGTAAATCGAACATCAACTCAGCGGAGAAATTCGCGAGTGATCCGAAATTGACACCCGAGCAGCGGTCCGGTGCACGACGTGCCTTCGAGGTAATGGCGCAGGAAATGGAGGAATTCCTCACATCAATGAGGAAGGCTAAGAGCGGCGAAAGTATCTTCACCGTGATCCAAGGCGGGAAATCCATCGAAGATTAGCGGTCTTCGCCGTTTTGGTAGATGTTTGCCTTCGCCGCGTCATACTGTTTTATGGTCTCGACGGAGACGCCTCGGCTCTCCGACCGAATGACGGGCCTGAACATCGGCCCCTCCTCAGCAATCACCCGAAGGATGATCTCGCGCGGCCCATTCTGGTTTAGCTGACCGCCCGATGGCGCCACGTTGCCATTAGCCGGTCGTTGAAGGCGATGGTTCGGAATGACCTCCTCGCCACCCTTGAAACGGACGAGCTCCGGCCCCTTTTCACCAACCCATGCGACGCCAGGACGAGCGGAGCTCGTTCCGTTCGCATACCCACGCAGCCCAGCCCATGGGTCCACCTTTGAGCCACCGCCGAAGAGCCAACTGAGGAGTCCTCCTCCGCCAGCCCCTGCCCCGCTGACGTGAAACACGGCATCGAGGACGTCGTTCAGCAGCTTGTCGGCGATGCGGTCAAGCACCCCCAAAGCCGCGTCGCCGAAAGACTCCCATACCGATTTGCCGTTCTCAATTCCCGCGAAGAAGTCATCGAAGAAGCCTCCGGTTACTTCTTTAGCAAAATCGAGCGCGATACCCATCTGGCGGGTCTCTTCCTCGATCGAGGCCATGACCTGCGCAAGTGACGATAGCTCGCTCTTCTGGGCATCCGTGAGCGAGATACCACGCTGCTGGGCTTCATTCAGGAACTGCGTCTCGTAGCGGAGCGCGGCTGCCGCCTGCTCGGTGAGCCCGATAGCATCACGCTCCGCCTCAAGCGCCGCGATCTGGCGCTCGGCGCCGGCGACGATGTCCGAATACTTCTCCTGCTCGCTCTTGCCGCCGGTCCGCTTCTTTGACTTCTCTTCGACATCGGCGAGGCCTTTGGCAAGATCCTTGATCTTTCCCGCTGCCGTCGAGGCGTACTCACCAATGACACGTAGCCCCTCGCCGACGAAATCGGTGCCTTGTGCCTCCTTCATCGCTTGTGTGATGCCGCTGGCGGCTTCTAACGCTTTGTCCTTGTAGGGGTTGCTGATCTTCCCGAAATCTACTGGATCGATGCCGCCGAACGTGCCGATGTCGAGGCCGACTTTGCCAGCAAGGCCACTGAGCGCATCGTAGGTACCGCCGATGAAGTCAGAAATCATTGAGATGACCCTATTCACCATCAGTTCGGTGCCCTTCAACACCAGTTGGGCCGTGCTGTAGATGACATCTCCCAAAGCTGCAGGAAGCAATGACCAGGCAGATTTGATGCCGTTAAAGCCTCCGACAAAGGCACCAATTATGAAATTCACCGCGTTCTTCGCATCGGCGACAATGTCACGTCCGAAGATCTTGGCGAGTTCGTCGCGGAAGATGTTGGCCGCCGCTACCGCCGCCGTGATACCGGCGACGAATGCGACGGCAGGGTTCGCCAGAATGAAAGCTCCCGCGAGAATGCCAAGCTGAACGACCAGTCGACCGAGCAACGCGATCAGCGAGATGATCCCGCCGATGATCGCGGGCGCATAGATCAGCGCCAGTGCCGCCGCAGCTGCAACTGCATACGGGGCCATGGTTTCGAGAACATCCGACAAGCCTATCAGCGCCGATTGAGCCAGCTTTGTCCAATCAACCATCTGCAGGCCAGCGGCAGCCAGCGCGATGAGGCCGATCGTCAGCAGGCTAACTGGAGAGAGCACCGACAAAAGGGCTGCACCCAATCCCTGGACTGGTTTCTCCATAGTTGAAAGGACGGCGGCCAGTTGCGTACCCTGCTGAAGGGCAATTTGCAGAGGGCCCATCCCCATCTGCGCGCTGACAGCTATGTCCTGGAACTGAGCGGCAATATTCCCAAGATTGCCGCGCGACGATGCGCGGTTCTGATTAGCTGCCCGGTTCATCATCTCGATCTGCTTCGAGGCTGACGCCGCAGCAGCGCCTTCTGTCGCATACGCCCTTGCGGCCGCAGCCGCGGCTCCGGTAGCACCTCGATTGGCGCCCGATAGCCCATTGGAGGCAGCCTCCGCCCTGGCCGCCGCGCCCGTCAATTGGTTCAGGGCTTGAGTGCCCTTCTCCACCGATCCGCTTTCGACCTGGAGGCCAAGTGTCGCGACATCTGCCACGGCTTTTCCTTTTCAAAGAACGTGCGCTATCGTCCTGACGATTCAATCGGAGGATGAAATGCGCTATATTTTTCTGAGTGCGGCCTTGTTCACCGCAGGCAATGCGTGTGCTGCCTGCAACGAAAGCCTGCTTACGGTCAAAGAATGGTCGGTCAACGTCAAGGCCGACGAAGCGGAAGTGGCTGTGACGCTGGCAAGTTCCTTGACGAAGCCTGCCCGAATGATCGACGCAAGCGTCATTTTCAGTGACGCTCTGGGCCAGCGAATTGGACAGATCCCTGCAGATTTTGACGAGAAGCTGGCAATTGGCGCCACCTATACTACCGGCGGGTCCTATGCCGGCACCAAGCTTGATCGAGCGGCCAAATTAGACCGACATGACGTAAATGTTACCGCGTGCCTTCGTGGCGTCGTCTACGAAGACGGCACCAAGGAAGAGTTCAAGTAGACGACTCGACTCTGCGTTGCGACTCGTGCTGATTTCTCCTCGCCAACCTTAGGAGGAGCGCATGTCCGGGATAAGCAATGTCTCATTCGAAGCGGTGGAGGCCGAGATAGCCGAAATCCTGATGACACCCGATGGGAAAACGATCGTCATCGAATACGACATCGGTGCCAGCCAGCCTCTTCGAGTTGCTTTGCCATTTGATCTCACCCGAGACCTCATGGCCAGGATCACGCAGGTCGCCAGCGCTACGATGAACGGACCCGGCTTCGTACGCTTGACACCTGTAACGGCGATTGATGCTCAGCCGACGGATATTCCCGGTCACGTCCTTCTGTCTCTTTATGACGAGCTGCGCCTTCCGCATCATTATTCGTTGCCACTGGAATTATCCGCGCCACTACGGTCGCGAATTCGAAGCGCAGAAGCGGCATCGAAACGAGGCGTCTCGACTGGTAGAGCCTGAGAGCGTTCATCACAGTTCCTCAAGTTGAAAGAGGCTCCTTCGGGAGCCTCTTCTGCCTGCCTTGGCCTCTCAAGCAGACCAGCTTGCGTTTTCGTCTCCGATCGGTGGGCCGGCACGCTAAGTCGTCGCCTCGCGAGCCCTGATCGCCTCGCTTTCCTTCTCGATCTCGATGCAGAACCGCGCATCCATTATCCTCAGGATCGCAAGCTCCTCGCGCCGGATGATATTGCCAGTCAGTTGGCACCAAGCCGAGAGTTCAATGTTCGGTATCGGCACTGGCCCCGAGAGCCCCGGCGGCTGCGCCTGCCGAAGCTCCCAGAACCAATCCCAAAGGAAGGCGCCATTGTCTGGCACATCCACCTCTGGACTTTCAGTCTGAAAGCTGCCGTTGCGCTCCCGCCTGGTCTCGCCCTCCTTATCTCGGACGCTGTCGTAGCGCGCGACAATCCCTACGGCTTCGCAGAGCCTTTCGCCAAGCTCTTCGTAAAATTTGCGCGGTCCTCCGAGGCTGTGGCGACCTGGTCATAAATCCAGCCGGCCTCTTCGAGAACCTCGCGTGCCTTTTCGAAGGTGCATTCGGGCTTTTCGCCTTTCCAGTTGTGATCGCCCCAGTCCCAGGACGCGACGGAGGCTGCCGCCTTGTCGAGATATTCGGCCTCGACCTTGCTGGCGGTCAGCTTCTTTTTCCGGCTGGCCAGGAACTTGTCGCTGTGCTGTCGAACGACGCGCTTTACCGCATCGCTCTCCGTGGATCGGATCATGAAACGAATACCTACGAGCTCATCGGTATCCGGGCCGGTGAGGTTGAGCTCGAAGAGGTCTTCGGAATTGACGAGTTTGGAGATGTCCATGGTTCACCTTCAGATTACGGGATAACGGTGGGATTGACGCGGATCGGCAGTTGGTTGAGGCCGATCGTGAAGCGCTCGAGCTCGAAATCGTCGGAGCCGCCGCCAGGATAAAGCGGGCCAGACACGACGCCACGGCTATAGAAGATCGTGTTCGTGAACCCCTCGCCGCCATCGTTGCGCTCGACCTTGATTGCCATGTTGTCGAGGTTCAGAGGATCGCCGAAGGTTCGCAGGATGACTTGGCCGGCATCGTCATGCACCGAGGCAACCTCGATCTGTGGATCACCGGCATTCGCCGTGCCCTTCTGTTTCTGGGTCACCGGCTCATCTAGCGTATTGTAGCTATTCATCGTCGACTCGGCGCCGAAATCACCGATATTGCCGACCTTGCCAACCTGCACCCAGGTTAGTGCCGCATAGGCGGACTCGATTAGATCGGTATTCTGGGCAGTGGCGCAAACATAGACCTTGCTGCCCTTCTTGGTTGCCTTGTTTGCCATGCTAGTTCTCCGGTTCGAAGGCGATGTATGGAATGGTGACCGGGATCTGTACCCGTTCACCCTCTTGGAGCGGGCCTGCCGCCCACGGCTCGCTGCTGATCGTGATCTTCACGCCAGAGGCGAATAGGGATTGGTTCTTGAAGTGATCGATTACTTGGTTAGCGACATCGAGAGCGCCGATGATCCCTTGCCCGACCGGCCAAACGACTGAGACCTGAAACAGCCCGCGCTTCTGTTGCGGGTCGTTGCCCATGGTGATCTGACGTGTCTGGTTGGGCAGGAACGCCAATCGAAGGTATTTCGCCGGCAGCGGCTGTCCTGCCGCCGGAAACACGACGTTCGGCGCGGCTATCGGCAGCACACCGGGCATCGCTATGAGGCGGTCAGTCACCGCTTTGAAGATGATTGCGTCGGTGCCTGCCGCCATGTATCCGTTACCTATGTCTGAGAAGCCGCCTCTCACTGACGATCAGGTCTATGAGCGCATCCATGCGGCCCTGCTCGCGTTGGGGCGCGAGAAAGCAGCTACGGTTCGGGGCGAAACTAGTTTAAAAGCTGCACGGAAGGCTCTGACATTGCTGCAGCTTGGCCTTCTGTCGGCGATCGAGCAAAGCAGCGACAGGAACCGAACCGTCAAAGCCCCAGACGAGCTTTCAGGTCCGAGGCCTTCCGATCCACAATAAGCGGCCAATTCTGAGCGGCGAGCCTGACGAAGCCGTCAGCCGGCTGACCGTTAGCCCCGTACTCCCGGTGACCAGCATACGAAGCGGTGTACCCGAAATAGAGCGTATCTCCGATGTCCGCTCCAGCGATGACTGCCTCGATCTGCCCGAAGTCAGCAGCATAGGTTCCGCCCGCCACCGGATTGGCTGAGGCATTGATTGCTGGCATCGAAGTAGAGGACGCAAGCAGTGACGCTCTCAAAAATCCTGTGTCTACGCGCATACGGCCGCCTTGCCCGATCGGCTTCTGCATTTCTTCGACGACCTCGTGTGTCGCCTCCTTGAAGATGGCTTCGACTGCACCCTCGACCTTGTCGGCCCATTGCGCCACGGCAGCGCTGAAAGAGAGCGCTGCCATCAGACGACCTCAGCACGATACCGGCGAACGACCGCGCCAATGTGATCCACGCGATACTCTAATCGGCATCTGCAGCCGGAAATCTCCGATATTGGCGCGCGCGGGTCGCCCGGGAACCGGAGAAGCGCACCAGATGGGCTCTGAAATACTTCATCCATGCCGACGCTCTTGCCGTTGAGGACACGATGGGTGTGCCGCACACGGCTGTCGCCGGCGGACCGCCATACTTTCGTGACGTCCTGCGCCTGGATCTTGCCGGCCTCGATCTGCTGCCGCATCGCCTCGTCGCGCGCGGAGCTGAGTGCCATCATGGTTTCAGTGCGCGCCAGCATCTCGCCGCGGAGAAGTAGGTTCTTGTCGCGCAGTCGGCCGATTATTCTGGTGAGCGCCTCGCCGGTGATCGGCTTGCCGGCTCTGATCGCAGCCATCACGGTCCGGTCGAAACGCTTGTCGCGTGTCTTCAGCTCGAAATACCGGTTCATCAGTTCCGGGTCGCCGGACGCCAGATGAACGCGGGCACGCTCGATGAACTCGATCTGGTACCGCGTGAGCCCAATCACGCCGCCCTCTCGGCGGCCGGTGACGCGGCTCTGCCGGCCGACCACGTCGAGTGCCGTCGACCTCGGGTTGGCGCCTCTGGCAAGCCCCTGCTCAAACGCCTGACGTATGCCCTGCCGCTGATCATCTGTGATGTGCGTGACCATCGTCGAGGACAGCTCGCGGAGGATCGCCTCGGCAACGGGGTTGCGAACGCCGAAACGCCAGATAACGCGCGCGCCATTCGGCTCGGCCAGCTTCGGAAGCTCTCCGACCGCATTGATGCCGCCGGCGTTGAAAGCCTCGGTCAATGCCATTTCAAGCGCCGAGAATGCTTCCGGCTCCAGGTGCATGGCCTCAATGGCACCGTTGATATCGCCACGTTCAAGGCGCTCGACAACAACGCGAAGGATAATGCCTGACTTGATCTCCTCGATAGCCTGCCGGAATGCGGCAGCGAGCGCCGGCTCGTAGTTGGCGAGCAGTTCATCAAACGTCATAGGATATCTCCTCGCCACGGAACCGAACCACCCTGCAGGCGTTGCCGCTCCTCATTGAAGGAGAACCGAAGCCATGAGCGAAGCCAGAGCAATTCCGAGCCTCGATCTCAACCGTTATCTGGGGCGCTGGTATGAGATCGTCCGCCTGCCGCTCAAATATGAAGACGATGCCGCGACGGACATCACGGCAAACTATTCCCTTGATAACGAAGGGAAGATCCGCGTCGACAACCGCTGTTTCGATAAAAACAACCAGCCCAAGCAAGCGCTTGGCCAAGCAGAGGCTGTCGATGGCACGAACGCGAAGTTGAAAGTCAACTTTCTTCCGGCCGCACTGCGCTGGATACCCTTCACTGACGGCGATTATTGGGTGCTCAAGATCGATCCTGAGTACCGGGTCGCACTGGTCGGCACGCCTGATCGCAAGTTTCTTTGGGTGCTCGCGCGCGAGAGTGCCATTTCGGAAAGTACCCTGGAAGACTATCTAGCTGAGGCTCGACGGCAGGGATTTGACCTGACGAACCTTATCAGGCCGCGCCACACCGGCCGAGAGGTGAGCGATGCTATGCTTGAGAAACAATGACGCTCATGCCGCGATCCTTCCTTGAACGATGAAAACGACGTTGGTCACGCCGTCGTATTTGTTCGGGTCGCCGTTGATGATGGCGTAATCGGCGCCATTAGCGGTGACGACGTCGCCGACTGTCGGCTCGATCGGGAGTCCGACGGCCGAGATGTAAATCTGCATGTCGCCAGTCTGGATTACCGTGCCGTCGATGTAGCGGGCCTCGTAGGCCATCGGCACCAGCGTGGCCGGGTAGGACGTCACCACAGGCTCACCGCCATAGACAGGATCCGGAGGCGTGATCCGCTTCACAGTAGCGGATTGGCCGTACTTGGCGATGAGGCGCTGCGCGGTCGCCTGCAGGCGTGCATAGATCGGGTTTGCCATCCTCCGCCCTTCCTTTTCGAGAGCTAAGCCTTATTTACGCCTCATTGCCGCAAGGCTCCTTGTTCAAGGATCTGGGGGACATGTCCGCCACAATCAGCACCCTCGTGACCATCCTCTTCGTCGGGGTTGTGCTCTATCTCGTGCAGAAGCTTCCAATTGACCCTACGATGAAGCAGAGGGCTCAATTCGTTATTTTGATCGCCGGAATGGTCTCGTTGCTCGGTTCACTGGGCGTATTCTGATCAAGTGCGCGCGATGCCTGGAGCTACACCACCAAAGCACCCGGCCAGACCGGCACGAGGAACGGCCAGAGCAGCCCTTCGATCGTGGTAACGACAGGCGTGGCGAGTGCCACGAGATCATCGATATCCGTTGAAGTAGAGGTTGAATACTCGACCTCAAGCTGTCCGATTTTCTCGCGCTTCACCGTTTGCGATCCGGTCACGACTGGCGAAAGGCTACCCGGGTTCGTCAGCTCGAGGAATGCCGCCTCGTAGGAAGCGTTGACGATGGCGACCGGAGTATCGTTCGAGGGGATCGCCTCGCCGTAATAGGTCGTGGCGCCGGTGCGCGGCCATGCGCGCTCCTGAGCGTAGCCGCCGGTGCGCCGACCGCTGAACTTCGGCTCATACCGATCGATCACCAGAGAACCGCGCTGGCGTGCGGCGGTCTTCTGGACATCGGTCGTGCCATCGGGAAAGACATAGCCGGCTTCGGTTGCGTACGCCGTGAAGCCGTCGTTGGTGCCGTATCCAGCCATGTCGATCTCCGATGCAAGAATAGGCCCGGCAGAATACCGCCGGGCTGATTGTCAGGGCTGTGTTGCCAGCTCTTCGAGAGCGGCGATGATCTCGTCTTTGGTGGACGGGGTCTTTTCGCCGAGGAGCTTCTTGGCGGCCGACTTGAAGGACATGAACTGCACGTTCTGGTCCTTCGCCATTTCGAGCACTTCGAGTGCCGTTTTCGGACCGTCGGCGTCCTGGTTGCTTGCAGCCTTGGAAGCGCCCTCGATCTTGAGGAAGCGGAGGCGCTTGGCCTTTTCGAGATCGACGGCTTCAAGGTCGACGTCGCGGGTCTCACCCGGTGGGATGTAGACCGCCCGCCCCTTGGAACGGACGCCCTGGAGCGCCTTGCTATTGTTGGTGATTTCCATCGCTAATCCTCTGGTTACGGTGCGGTGATTTCGTCGCCGTAGGCGGCAGCACCGGGCAGACGCCATTCGGTACCACCGGTACGGGCGATGATGCCGGTCTCGAAGCCCATGATGGACTTCTGGCGCGGCTGGAGGACACGGCGCGGCATCGGCAGGTGGAAGCGGAGAACTTCCGAATCCCGGCGATACACGACCATGCGGCCGCCGCCGTCCTGGGAGGCATTCGCGAGCTCGCGCAGCGGCTGGATGTCGAGCTGCTGGCCGGTTTCCGCCGTATAGACGTTGTTGCGGCGGATGTATTCCAGCAGGGTCAGCATGCCATCGCCTTCGCCTAGACGGCGGGTGGCGATGAGGCGGAACGCTTCCGGCGGCAGCCGCAGCGTGTCGACCCACTCCACTTCCGACGTGTTCTCCCGAACGCTGGAGATCAGGTCGTTGATGTCACGCAGGATCTGGTCGTTGGACTTCGCCGACCAGAAGGTCGAAGAGCCCGTGCCATCCGCGGCAACATCAACGCGCGAGACCTGCGGGTCGTTGACGAAGCCGGTCCAGTTCTTCTCGGTCGTGCCAACCATGGCAACCGAGTTGAGCAGGCGCTCGACCTTGTCGGAAGCCGACATGGCCTTGGTGCCGTTCAGGTCGATGCCGTAGAGGGCCGCCTGATTGACCTCCTCGAGGTTCCACTCCCAGCCGGAGCCGATCATCGCGAAGTCATGGCTGGCCATGTCCTTCGTGGCCTGGTTGAAGGGCATGTCGGTACCGGCGCCGGAGAGGAACTTCGCCTCGCCTGCGGTGCCGACAGTGAAGAACGTCGTGCCGATCGCCCAGGCGTTCCCTTCCGTCACCACGGGCACGTGAGCGCCGTAGTTGAAGGTCGGGTAGCGCCGCTGGTAGATGCGGGTCTCGATGTTGCGCCCCTGCGCGATGACGAAGGGGAACGCGGCCTGCGCATCGGCGAAGGCCTGACGGATGATCTGGTTCATAGTTCAGGGTTCCTTTCGCGAGGCGTTACGCCTGATGGCGCAGGCCAAGGCTGATCTGGACGATGGCGCCGTCGGTGCCCGCTTCTTCGAAGAAGGCATCGGGGATAGCCGGATTGGCGCCGGCGTTGGCAACGTTCGTGTAGCGGCCGGTTGCGGTCACATAGTAGACCGGGTCACCGGCAGCGACCGTTGCACCCGCCGTGACGTACATCGTGCCCATCGTCATGAAGGCGCCGGTGAAGTACTGCGGATAGGCGTCGGGATTGCTGGCGCTCGGCGGTACCGCCGGGTTGAGCACTGCGAGCCCGAGGAAGTCGCCGGTGGTGAGGATGGCAACGCCATGATTGCCGGCTCCTCGCTGAGCAGGAGCGCCGAACTTGATGCCGGCCGCCGTCTCGACAGTGCGGCTGACCTTGTTGCACTTCTCTTCGGAAGCGATCTGGCCTGCAAGTCCCTTCGCGGGAGCCGCGCCATAAGTGGTCTGGTAGGTAGCCATTGAAGCGCCTCCTTAGTTGGCCGCTGCAGAGGTCTTGCCGGCCTTCATGTCGGCGACCATCTGGGAATAGGCGTCGGTCACGACCTTGTCGGCGTCGCCGACCTGCGAAAGGCCCTGCTGCACGACGGTGCGGAAGGGATCGGCGCCGTTCTTGCTGGCATCCTCGACGAGCATGTCGAAGCGGGCGTCGATATAGGCGTCCGACTTGTCGGCGACGGCCGCATCGCCGAGCTTGGCGACGACGACGGCCTTGCGGATGGCGGCATCGGAAAGACCTTCGGTCTTCACGTCCTTGGCGATCGCATGCGCCTTGGTGATGAGATCGGCACGTGCCTGGACGCGCTTGTCGAGATCGGCGTCGGAAAGGATCTTGCCTTTCAGTGCGTCGAGCTCTGCATCCTTCTTCGCCAGCTCGGCATCCTTGGCGGCCAGAGCCGTCTGATGTGCCTTCTCGGCATCGGCGAACTTGGTGTTGGCGTCGGCAAGGCGCTGCTGGAGCGTGCCGATCACCGTGGCACCCTGGTCGGTTACTTCAACCGGGATGCCATCGACGGTAACCGTCTTCAGGGTCATGATCTTGTCCTCTTTCGGTTTCTGATCACTGGTGAACGGGGCAGCGCCCCACGACCTCACACCGTCGCCGATGCGAGCTTCTGATCCGGCGCGGCCGCGCTGCACGATGGCGACGTGGTTGATCCGGATATCTTTCTGAATGGCGTCGTACGTCTCGCCCGCTGGCGTGGTGCCCGGCTCCCATGCGAGATCGCAGGTGTAGCCGGCGGAGAGCTCGCGCTTGCCGCCCTCGATCTCGCTGATGGTGGCACCATCCATGACGATAAGCGGGATGCGGACGAACTCACCATCTCGGGCGACCTCGTCGCCGATCTGGCCGACTGAAAGTGCTTTCCAATTGTCGGCGGTGACGGCTTCGTCCGGATGGTCGTTCGTCACGGGCTTGTGGGCGTAGCTGCCGAGGCTGGCTTTATCGAATACTTGTTCCTCTGGCCGATAGACCTTCACGACCTGCATGTCCGGCTTGCCGACCTCATAACCGGCATACAGCTGGATGCCAGTGCGGGCGGTGCGCACGTCAGCAACAAGGTAGCCGTCGGCGGTCCGTCGCGTGCCTGCGATCGGTGCTAAGTCAGTGAATTTCATGGTTGCCTCAAAAGAGAAGCCGCCCTAGTGAGGACGGCAATGGCAATTCGAACGAAGCAGCGAGATCAGACCATGGTCCGTTACCAAGACTTCAGCCACGGGCTAGGTTCTGGACGTTCATAACAGTCGTGGAGTTTCGTCGTGACGAAGGTTTTGGTTGCCGCGATGGCATTGGTAATGGTTGGCTTCTGGGGTTCCGTCGGCATCCTGGTTTACTCGCTACTTGCGTCTTAGTGAGTAGCGGGACCGGTTTCCGTCCGTTATAGTCCTCTCGGCAATGGGGTTGTCTACGGAGGATTTCATGAGCGACACCGCGTTTGGTTTCCTGTTGGCGGCTGAGTTGTCGGCCTTGTTCTGGGCCGGTCTTTTCATGGTGATTTTCTCTACCACTTAATCAGCCGCTCGGATTCATTGCTGCAGATGCCTGTGTGGCTGCCGCGGTGCGCTCCTCCTCATCCGGCTCCTGTTCAGAAAGCTTGCCGTACTCCTCGATCGCTGCGTCGAGACCGGGCAGCGAACCGTCTTCGATGAAGGTGTTGACGAGAGCGTCGGACACCGCTTCACGCGGGATTATTTCCTGTCCTGTGCCCGTGCCGACCAACTGCCGGGCAGCATCGGCCTTCGTCTTGAACACGTCAGCCCTTTCCTTCTCCGACATGCCCCAGAGCGGCGCCCACTCATAGTAGATGTCCGGGTCGCGTGATCCGAGTGCGCTCCGGATAATGCATTCGTCGAGGCGGGCCATCGCCGGCGTCATCTCGACGGTCTGCATTGCCTGCAGGCGATCGTAATAGTTCCGCAGGTCGCTTTCGCCGGTGGCGTTCATGCCGGCCGGCGACTGTCCGAGAAGTCGCGTGGCCGGAATGTCAGCGGCGCCTGAGACGATCTGCAGGAACGACATGAGCACTTCGGGCAGCGTGGCGAAGCTGGCCGTCTTCTGCTCGTATTCCTCTTCTTTGTCGAGCAACAGGTCGCCGTTGATGCCCTTCGCCGTGGCCGCGAGCGTATAGCGCTCGAGGATCTTCGCCCGGTACTCTGCGTTGCCGAGGTTCTGCATGAAATCCGGAATACGGATCACGTTGACCTTGGCCTCGAAAACGAGGCTGGCGATGTTCGCCGCGGTCCCGTCTGCCTGCTTGATCGCATCGACGACCGACAACAGCACGCTGTCGCCCCAACCGGCATAGGTGCTCGTTACGATGTCCTCGTCCGGCTGCTGGCTTCCGTTGAAGATGACGAGACGCGACGGGTGAATTTCGACCTGGGCGCCGTCAGCAGAGTTCAACTGATAGATCTTCGGCTTGCCATACCATTCCGACGCCGGATCACGATCGATCTCGCCGGCCGTGAGGTGCCGACGCGTCATGACCGTGAGGTACTTCAGGCCGCCCTTCCCAATGCGCTCGACGTCGAGCGGCGCCGTCAGGTCCTGGTCGCCGGTACCGACGACGAGCGCCGCGCCGCCCCAGAGCCGCGCCTTGATGCGGGTCTCCAGCAGCTTGCCCATGACGTTCAGGCGCTTCTCTTCCGCCTCGATCGCCTCGATCTGCGGCTTCTTGGCCTGCCAGTCGCGCCATGCGCGGATGCTATCAAATGCCGGGATATCGACGATCTTCTTGGGGAGCCACGCGCCACGGTAGGCGTTGAGCAGCTCCTCGTCGGTGAGCATCGGCATCGAATAGACGTTGGCCGCGGCCTTATCCCGGTTGGTACCCAGACTGGCGACCATATTTGTCAGGCTGTCGCGGACGAACGCGATGATGTTGGCCATGTCCGCTCCTAAACGTTCGTCAGCGTGAAGGACGAACCTCCAAGCATCAACTCGGTGAGAGCCCAGACCAGGGCGTCGGCCCGGTCAGGTGAACCCTCTCCGAGGTATCCAGATGGCGTGAAATTGCACATCTGGTCTTCAAGGTCGGGGAAGTCTCCGACGTGATGAACCTTGCCCTGCTCATACAGCGCGCTGATGGGCTCTGCTCGCACCGCTTTGCCTCGGCTGGCGACGACTTCCTTGAAGGGCGCGGTCTTGTCAGCCGTCGAGACGGTGAAGCGCACCATGTCGCCACCGAAGTTCCGTTCCCCGATGATCCGATGAGCCTGATGACGATGGTAGAGGTCGACCGCTCGCCTGCCCCACCCTTCTGGCGACAACTGGCAAGTGCCATCCTCAAGAATGTAGCCATGCCCATCGACCCCGAGGCCGGCGACGACGATACCGATATCGTCACCCGCGCCATCGCCTCTTGTACCGGAGGGGTCGACGGAAACGACGATGCGCCGCATTTCAGGAGCGCTAGCGACACGCAGACTGTCTATGCCCGGCATCAGCTTCCCGTCGGGCGCCTTGCGATCCTCAAGAGCCCATAGAGCGCCGCTGACTTCGCTCGCCCATTCTCCGGCCTCAAACCGCAACCTTTTCGCTGCGGACATCGAGGCAAGCACCTCGAAATACTCAGGCGGCAGGTTCTCCGAGTTGTCAGCAGGATTCACCTGCATCTCGGCATAGTCTTCCGGCTTAGCCAGCTTCTCCTTCGTCCCCGGCTTCATCTTCGCCCGGAACATCTGGAAGCTCCAGTGGAGCTTAGATGGCGGGTTGCAGTCGAAGTAGGCCTTGAGGGCCAGGTACCTTCTGCCTGTCGCTGCCGCTATCGCTGGGGCCAGCTCGCACTTCTGCGCCAAGCGGGACATTGCCGTTTCGACGGATGCCCAGGGGATTTGGCTGCTCTCGTTGAAATAGAGAGTGGCGTATTCCTGTCCCAGGATCTTCTCGACGCGCTCTTTATCATCGAGGCCGGCTATCCAGATCTGCGATCCGTTCGGCAGCTCGACATAAAAGTCGGTCTTGTCAAACCGCACCCGAACCGACGGGAAGCAGAGGGCCAGAACCTTTGGCAGGGTATCGGACCAGACCGACGTCTTCGCGTGGTTGAACCGAAACCTGAATATGACGTGCCGCGAACCCGGAGCGTTTATCGCTCGCTGGATCAGCGCCCGACAAAGAACAAACGTTTTTCCAGACCGAGACCCGCCGCGGAGCATGATGTTGCGCGCCGGGCCGGCAAGAAGGCGATTAGCCTCTCGCTGTTTCTCCGTTAATCGAGCTACCTGCATGGGTCACAGTTCGGCGTCCTCTGGCAAGACATTGAGGCTCATGCTCCCGGAGTGCTCGACACGCTCGATGAACATACCGAGGTACTTGGCGAGCTTCTCCAAGGCGCTGTTCTTGTCCCAGACCTTAATCTTGTGGACGTGCTCGACCTCACCGTCGCCGATGTTGCGTGTCACCACTTCGACCGACGCGACTGCGGCGGCTGTATCGTCATCCCACTCTTCAGGTCGAAGCAGCCTGCCATTCGCATCGAACACCCGGCGAAGATCGGAGAAGCCAATACGAGACAGCTCTTTCAGAACACGCTCGACGGTTGCTTCCGCCTTGAGGGCGCCCTTGCCTTGGATTTCGGCTACGCGCGCTTGAATGCTTTCATTTGCATTCAAACGTGCTGCATTTCCCCGGTTAGGCTTAAACCCCGCAAGCTGATATGCCTCGTCGGCCGTCTTACCTTTGGCGAGTTCCTGCGCGAACTTCTCGTGCCGTGCGTTCTTTAGGACGGGCATCGGTTAACCTTGGGGATCAAACATGGAAGACAAAGACAAACGATCAGATCTGCACCGGGCTAAACTCGGGATGGCTATGGTATCTGCTTGCTTGGTGCAGACGCTGAATGAGACCGACCCGACGTTTCAGCAGCGGTTCCTAAAGCGCATGGAAGCCGCGTATCGCGAACTGAAAGACAACACGGGCGGAGATGTTAAGGAGCAGTTGGAGGCTCTTTCATGGACGATGGAGTTACTGACGGGATGGGACCCCATCGGTGGGCGTCAGGCACCCTTCCTTGCCGACTATGAGCCATGACTTTGATGATGTCGCAATCTCTACCCTCGCCTGAGGGCACAAATTGGGACATCGGGGAACCGGGCCATGGCCCGGCTCCCTATTCTGGCATTGCGGCTGTCAGGCCTGATCGGCGCGCTTGAAGATCAGCACCCACTGATACGTGCTGCGCTCGATTGCCTGGTGGAGCGCATACCCCTCGGCCGCCTTTTTGTTGATGAAGGCTTGCATGAACTTGAGGCTATCTGAGCCGGTATCGAAGCGCTCGACGAGGTATTCTGGCATCGGCGTTTCCTCAAAGCTACGGCCCCGCGGTTGCGGCTCTTTGCCGGCGCCGCTGTCCTTCAGCGAATAGGTATACCTGATGGATTCCTTTGTCCTACCTTGCGCTTCGAACGCTGCTTGGGCGGCCAGGTTGTTGGCGTGCGTAAAGCAGTCGATTGAAACGACATTTCCTTGCTCTATGGCTTTGTCGCGAAGCGCGTAGAAAAGAGTGGTGTGGATATGTTTCCGTCGACGCTCGGGAACCACGTAGGAGAGCGTGATAAACCAGCTCTCCCCATCGCAGCCGTAGGTGAGGAAGCCGATTGCCTTGCCGTCTTCATCGATGGCTACCACGCAGGAATCCGTGAACTCCGGCAGTGGGGGCGGCCCTCTGCCGGCGAACCCACTCTCTTCGAGGTAAGTCATTGCCTCCGGCACCAACTGCCACGCTGGTGAATGCCCGTAGTGCTTATAGAAGTCGATGCGGTACCCGACCTGAGCGGCGGGCTGGTCTCTCTTCTGGGAAGGGGTGTTCATTGGCGCTCCTGAAAACGAAAAAACCGCCACGATGGGGTGGCGTCGGGCGGCTGGCTGATCGCTACCTCTAATCGCCTATGTAGAATGCGCCACTCGCGTTGGCCACCTTGGCTGAAGGCTTTTGTCCAATCATTACCGCTATTTAATGTGAGGACGAGCTGGCGTTGCCTTCCTCGTATTCAGCCTCGCGGCTTACCAGATGCCCTGTCTGCGACGTCGAGATTAATGGTATAAAAGCGATGATTATGCTGACGCCTCGGTGCCTGAGCAGGCCGGGAGAAGCGTGATCATGCTTTAAGGGAGGACACCGGTGGAAAAATCCAGCGCGGACGTCGCTAACCGTGTAAGAGCAATAATCGTCGAGCAGTTGGGCGTCGACCCTGACCATGCTGTGGACGACGCGTCTATGGTCGATGACCTCGGCGCCGACTTTCTCGAAGTCGCTCAAATCGTCATGATGATTCAGGACGAGTTCAATATCGAACTTTCAGACGACGTGGCCAAGACCGTTATCACGGTCGGAGATGCAATTTACGTGGTTTCGTCGAAAACCAAGAGCTAACCGCAGCAGAGGTAAAATGGGCCAGTAGATTTTGGCCGCATTTCTCCTATGCGCCAAGTGTGAACTCTCGGCAGCGGTCCGGCGAGTATTCCCTCTGTGAGGTCCGCAACTGAACAACCGCAAATCACTGCAGGAAATCTATACAGCTTCGCGGATATTTTCAACCTCTGCATCACCGATGAGCGCGTTCAATTCACTGATAATTTTCTGCACGCGCTCTTTGATCTGCGGACTTAGGGAATCTATAGCCCTCTCCGCTTGATCGACCATAGAGACGCGCGCCTTCCGGCCCTTCGGCAGGATCTTCCGGAGTTGGCCGCGCAGGTGCTGGATCTGCTCGTGGCGCTCGTTCTCTTTCCGGCAGTGCTGTTCGTAGAGGAAGGCCTGCCGGCGCTCGTGCTCGGCGAAGTACAGATCCTCGATCATGCCGTCCGGAAACTCGAGCGGTCCATAGCCGATGCTTCCTCGCAGCAAGCAGATCACGCCGTCGACCCTGCGCAGATCCTCGAAGTTCAGCCTGGGCAGATTGACGAAGGCATAGCCGACCAGGAACGGGAAACGCTTCTGGAGGATCTGTTTCGTCCGGTGATGCCTCAACTCGGTGTAGAACGACGGCATGAAGATATCGAAGCCGTCCTTGCGGCAGTTCCGCTCGATGATCGACTCCATGCGACGGCTTTCCGGCAGGCGCTCGTCGACGGCCGCCATGCGCTGATAGCCGGGGGCCGTCCTGATTGCGTACCAACGTGATCTGCTCATGCTTTTCCCTCGTTCTTCTTCGGCAATGACCGAGCATGGTGGTTTCGGCAGTAGCGGCCGGTCGTTTCGGCCGCACAGAACCGGTACGGGCCGCCGGTGTTTAGGGGCCAGCAGCATTCGCCGGCCGAGAGATGGTGAAGGAGCTTTGCGGATTGGAGCCGCTCGGCGTCATAGGCAGTCGCCGGGATCTCCGGTTCCGGCGGAAGCTCCGGAGCGTGCTCACGTGCCCGGCCTGTCGGCTTTCGCGTCGACAGGGCCAGCTTTCGCTTCTGGCGCGGTGGGAACCTGTCGCGGTTCCGATAGGCGATGCCGATGACGACGTTTCGCGAGACACCGAATCTGCTCGCGATCTGCGAAGCAGACAGACCCTCGCTCCAAAGCTTGGCCGATGCCTCGATGTCGACGGTGCGGTGCTGGATGGTCATGCCGATCTCCTCTTCTTCTGCTTCGGAAGATCGATGCCGACACCGGAAAGTACCTCACGCATCCGGTTTGCTGCGTCTTCGACCGTTTCGAGGATAGTGATCGGGCTGCTCCAGCTTTCGTGCAAACCAAGTCTGGCAGCGACAGCGACGGCCTTGCATAAGCGCTGGATGTCCCACTCATGCAGTTTTTCGCCGTACTCCGCTTCCATTGCCGACAGAAGCTTTGCGGCTGCGTCCCCGCCGCCGACGCGCCTCTGCACTTCGCTCTCAATCTCGCGTTTCTTGCGCTCGTCCCATTGGATGCGGGCGTCGTTCACAGCCTTATTGATCGCCGCTGCATCGACCTGACCGGCGCGGCGAACCAACGCCGCAACGAATGCGGCGGTGAGCGGTCTTGGTTCCAAGAGAGGCGCATGTCGCGCATTGCGCAAAACGCCGTCCTTGAACCAGTATACGCCCCACGTGGCCGGCACCTCGTCGAGCTTGACCATGTTCGCTGGGCACACGAGTGACCACCGATGGCAATACTGCATGATCGGCATCGCCTTCTCGGGGTTTTTCATCTCGTTCAGGAAATCGCTCCGGCTGACCTTCACCTCGAAGCCGTGGATTTCGTTGCCGGTCGACGGCCAAACACCCATAGAGATCGCGTCGGCGTAACTCTTGACGCCGTACCCGGTAGCGTTCGATACCTCGAAGAACGTCTGGTGCGATGGAGGGGCGTGCATGGCGGCGATTGCTGCCTTGACGTCAGACGATCTCACCTTAACCGCCTTCGCCTCCTGCAGGTCGAGAAGGTCGCTCATGCCGCACGCTCCTCTTCGACCGGCTCGACCGCTTCGATGTCTGCCTTCACCTTGCCGCGATACGCCATCTGTTCGGCGGTGACCTGGCTGGCATCAGGAAGCGCCAACATGCGGGTGAGCTCGGCGCGCTCCGGCGACACCGGCGGGGGCTGAACGTTCAGCTTTGTCTGGATCCTGCTGCGGTTGACGCGGACGGCGATCGGCGACCACACCTCGTCGATGGCCCACAAGTGGACCGAGCCCGCCGGCAGTTCCCGAGACTTGGCGAGCTGGGCGAATTCCAGATGGTCGACACCTTCGGCAACCCTGACGAAGCCCTTCTCCGCCAACTCGATTGCGCGCTCACGATGGGTGACGCGCAGGTCCATGAGCCCATGTGAGCTGGGCAGCGTTCGGCTGACGGAGTCCTCGATCGCCCTCAGCGTTTCCTGCTTGCGAATGCGGTCCTCGCGGATGAGACGGCATTCGGCATTGGCCATCGCCGCCAGCTCCGCCGGCAGGGGGATGAAAGCCTTGCTGATGTTCTCGTATTCGCCGCGCTTCAGCTTCACGTAGGCCCGGCGCAGCCCATGGACCGGCACGTTGCGGAGGGAAAGGCGGTATTCTTCGACCGGGTTTGCAGCAGTGATCGTTTCAGAGATCCGCATGCCGCCGCTCATGAGGCCTTCGATGCACTGGCCGATTTCGTCGGCGCCGGCCGGGGCAAGCTGCTCAGTGAGAGCGGAAATCTCCTGCTGCAAGGTCGACAGTTTGGCCGGCAAATTGTTCATCTGGTTCACCGTAGAGTTCTCGTTTCAGCCTTGCGTGGATGTCGTGGTGGCGTTGCATGGAAGGGCTTTGCGGCCGGGGCGGCGATTGGGCCTGCGGATGTAGGCGCCCTCCTCCGCGGTCCTGGTCACGAGTGAGCCAGGAAACGACGAAGCGTTTCATGCCCTTGCTGGTCTTGCGGTTCTTGGGATTGGCATTGAGCCACGAGCGCATCGCCGCCAGCTGCTGGCGAACGTTCACGGCAGGGAAAGCCTCGGACCACTCGGCAACATCCGCCTCGGAAATCGAAACCATGTCGCCATTGACAGTCGGAAGCTCGATCACCGTCGGCGAGGCCGGAGCGGATTTTTCCGCCTCCGGGCAAACATCCGAACGGCGTGAGGATAGGTTGGTGTCTGGTGTACTGGTGTCTTTTGTGTTTCGTTTTTGTTTCGCTTCAGCACCTTCGGTTGTTTCAGAATGTGTTTCAGCGTTTTGATATTTGCTGTAATTACAGACAGTTACGAGCGTCTTCCCTGTTTCAGAAGATGTTTCAATCATGTTCTGGCTGGAAAGCAGCTCAAGAAACTGGTGAACGCGCCGCGTCGAGGTCCATTTCCATGCCGCCTGCATCTCGCGGATGGTCACGAAAAGGCTTCCTGCCGGGACGGGCATGACAGACGCGCCGATGCGATGCACGGTGTCCTTCCATGCCGCTTTGGAGATGAGCCACAGCCAGGCCTCACGCTCGCTGAACGGCTCAGCGGCGAACACCTCGTGATCGAAGATGGAGGTCTGGACGCGAATCCAACGGCTCATCGCACCACCTCGACGTCGATGCCGAAGACGGCGCGCATCAGCTTCTTCTTGATGACGAAATCCTTGGTAGCCACGCCCTTGACGTCGACGACACGGTTTCGCTTCTGGATGGCGTCATAGAAGGCGAAATCCGCCTTGTAGGTGCAGACCAGCTGCCCATTGACGGTGAGCGCATACGGCTTCTGAAGCTCGACCTCGTAGACCTGGCCGGCGCGCTCCAACTGCTTCAGCGAGGAATAGAATTGCGCCTCGCGTTTGCTGTCGAATTTGATCCCATCGACCGTCGTCCTCTTGTTGCGGTACTTCGATGGCGCCTCAGACTGATCTGCCTTCTGGATAGCGCGGAACTCGGCGGCGGACATGCGATCAGAAATCATCTCGCCCACTCCGACACGAAAGGTTCCTTGCCGGCGTAGGCGATCCTCTTGATCCGGCGCGCGTGAAGGCGCTCTGCGTAGCCGCAGTTCAATCGCGCATTGATCAGACGGTCGGCCTCATGCTCCGTGACGTCCAAGGCCTCGGCGAGTGTGCGCTCGAGGCCGATCTGCCCTTCGACGCCGTAGTCGCGCAGGCCCCAGTACGGCGGGCTAGTGACGACACAATCGACCGAGCCGGAAGGCATGCGGCGCATGGCCTCGATGCAGTCACCGACATGAATGGTGCAACGGCCATCGAGGATGGGGCGGGTTTCCACCGTCATGCTGCCGCCCCGTGCTTTTCGAGGGCATCCAGAGACTTCTTGCACCGGTCACGCAGTCGAGTGATCACCGCGAGTTTTTGCAGCTTCACGCCGTTGTCGGCCCGGTTCATGCTTCCCTTGATGCGGAAGATCTGAGCTTCGAGTTCGGCGATCTCTTCGCGGAGGAGTTCAGATTCGGTCATTCTGCCGCCTCCCGATACTCGATGAGGTGACGGTCAGTTCTGAACATCGCGGTCCCCCTCCTCTTCCCTCAGTTCAGGAGCGATGAACTCGACCCAGTCAGCGCGCTCTTTTGCGATTCGTTGCCAACGACGCGCGAGCATCAGCCGCATCGACAGAGGCAAGCTTCGCATCCAGCGCAGCCAGACGGGCACGGAGTTCTGATTGTTCACGCTTGCTCTCCTCGATGACTGCCAGTCGCAGTGCGTCCAATTCTTCGCCATCAATGCGGCGGGCCTTGCCTTCCTTGATCGAGCGGATACGCCGGAAGGTCAGTTCTTTCGTCACATGCTTGGAAATGAACTTGTGGGCTTGCCGATAAAGTTCCTTGACGCTCCCGTAGCGGATTTCGGGATACGCCTCCAAAAACAGTTGCTGGGCGCGTAATGTGTCGTTCATTACCTTGTCCTTACTCGACAACTTCTTGTCACGCTTCGACAACACCTTGTCTGCCTCCTGTGCGATCTTCATCTCGTTGAAGGAGACGCGGATGCGTACAGGCATTACTTCCGAAGGAGAGGACGGCGCCGCTGCAACGGCTGCCGGTCCCTCCCAAGTCTTTCCGTTTCGTAGGGGCTCCGCCGCAGCTGCCCCTACTGCCGGCGACGTGACCTCGTCGTCGCCGGCCCCTATTCCCCTGGGTGACGCTGTCCGGGCCGTGGTTATGAACTTGGCGAACAAGCGGATCAGGGTGAAAGTCTTGCGGGCCTCCGGCTTGGGAGGAGGAGAAGACGAAGGCCCGCGATAGCCGGTGGAGGTGGCCGGCTGGTTCGTGTTTCAGAAACGACCGTCGCGAACGTCCGCCAGGATCAGGGCGGCCAGTTCGTCATCAGTCATTTTCAGGAACTTGTTCTCAGCCATCAGGTCGCGGCGCTCAGCAGCGAGCCTCCCGATTTCGTTGCAGGCCGTGCTGAAGATTTTCGCGCCGAGGGCGGCGAGGCCGATGGAAGCACCACAGACAAGCAAGGTATTCATCATCATGCAGCCCTCTTCTGATCTGAGTTGGTGGGGACCGCGCGCGATACCTGAGCGCGCTCAAAGGCAAGCCCACGATCCACGTGCTCAATTGCTTTCTGGGCCGTGGAGTCTTTGGATTTGGAGGTTCGCACGTATACGATCTCAGGCTCGTTCATGCCGCGCGCTCCGCTTCCCGACGCTTGAACCAAGCCTGTCCGCACGGCGAGCAGGCGATCTTGTTCGGGTGATGAGAGAAGTTGCAGCCGGCCGGATTCAGGCAGCGCTCGTTCGGAATAGGTGCCGTCTCTCCGGCTGTCACGGCAGAAGCTTCCGTCCTCGCCATGCCCGATCCGGCACCGCCGTGTACATCGCTGATCGCGTCCACAGCCGTGTCGTCGTTGGCATTCAAATCGGTTGCCCGTTTTTCGTCCGGGCCAGACGCGCTTGCGACGGCGTTTATGTCGGGGCGCTCCGCGCTGCGGTCTACATCTTCGCCTCCTGTGTTGGCGCCGGCGCTGCTCAACTCAGCGTCAGGGCTTGGGGATGCGGTTCCGCCCTGCGAGGCAGTGGCGATCTCGGAATGCTTGGTGACGATGTTCAGGCCGCCGTCGGAGCGGGGCTGATCGTCGAGGATCTCGCCGGTCTCTGGATCGATCACACCAGCTCCGAGCTTCATGGCAACAGCGTCGGAGAGCGCGATGTTTTCGGCGTGTGCTTCTTCCGAGATGAGACCATCGGCGAGCAACTGAGCAGAGAATGCCTTGTTGTCGTCCATCGCCTCGGACGTGCGGAGAGCGGGGCGGGCCTTGCGATCTACCGGCGTGGACTGGCGAGGCTCATCGTCGAAGAAACCGGGCTGATCGATCATGCCGAGGGCGTGCAGGTAAGTGTCGAGGATCGCCTCTTGCTCGGCGCGCTCGTCAGCGTCCTGCTTGCGGATCGAAATGACCTTGCGCAGGATCTTGCTATCGAAGCCCATCGACTTCGCCTCGCCATAGACATCCTTGATGTCGTCGGCGATCGACTTCTTTTCCTCTTCGAGGCGCTCGATGCGCTCTATGAAAGCGCGGAGTTGGTCGCGGGCAATGCCGTGTGCGTCGGACATGGTGGCTCCTCAGAACGGGATGCCGTCATCGGCGACCGTGTGGTCAGCCGGATCGGACTTGATGATCTTGATGCGCTGCATTGCCGGGGCGTCGGTGCGGTAGGCGTCAACAGCCGCCAGCACGACGAACACGATCTCCGGGTGAAGGCTGGCCAGCCGCTGGGCTTCCAATTGCGCCAAGGCCTTCGAGTAGTGCTGATATGTCGGGCCGCGCTGGCCGATGCCGTAGACCATCCAGAATTTGTGTGCCTTCGGCTGAGACATGACCGCAGCCGCAACCTCGTCGCCCATCTCCTGGATCGGCGCGCCGGTCATCATCGTTGCTTCCTTGGCAATAGCGGCGCAGCGCTTGCGCTCGGAAAGGATAGCCTCGGCGATATCCGTGACGGATGCCTGCCGGGCCGCTTCGTAGGACCCGCAAGACTCCCGGCAATTGCACAAGAGGTTGTCCAGTGCCTCTTCGGCTGCCTTCATGATGTCTTCGGGGATGATCCGGGCGTCGGCGCTCATGCCGAGACCCCTTCGATGGGGCGTGCGCCGAAGATGTCGGGCCGCAGCAAATGCCTCGAAACTCCGGTGATCCTTTCAACTTCCAAAACGCGCGTCGGAGGGACCTTGTCCCACTGCAACACGGCAGAAGGCGTGATCTTAAGCCGACGCGCCAGTTCGCTGGCGCTGCCTGCCTGCTTGAAAACCAGTGTGAGTGGGAGGGGTTCTGTGCTCATGTCTGATTATAAGCATAACTAGAAAATATCTTCAAGCAAAACTTTTATAGACGATATAGGGCTCCATAACTCACATGCTGGCTATGGACACGAAGGAAAAAGCCAAGATCGTGGGTGCAGCAATTAAGCGGGCGCGAAAGCAGCGCGGCCTGGTTATGCGGCAACTTGCCGAACACCTCGGCGTGCACGTTGCAGCGATCGGAAATTACGAGAGCGGCAAGAACCTGCCGTCGACCGAGAACCTGATCGCGCTCTCCGATTTCCTTCGCGTCGATCAGGGCGCCCTTAGCCACGGCGAAGTCGTCAGCCTAACAGATGAGCCGCTCGCAGATGCCGAGCGCGTGACCGACCCTGCCCCGCCGCCTTCCGGTCCCTTGGATATTGAAGTCCTCGGAACCACAGCCGGTGGCGACGATGGCGATTTCAGGTTCAACGGTGAACGCCAAGGTTTCGTTCGCCGGCCACCCGGACTGACCGGCGTGGTGAAGGCTTTCGCACTTCATACGATCAGCGACAGTATGGTGCCGCGCTATTTCCCCGGCGAGCTCATATACGTTGGTGGCCGAGAACCAGTACCTGGCGACCACATCGTGATTGAGCTTTTCCCCGAGAATGAAGGGGAAGTCGGGAAATCCTACATCAAGTACTTCGTTCGGCGGACTGCATCCGAGATCATCGTCAGCCAGTACAACCCGCCGAAGGAACTGACGTTCAACCGGTACGCCGTGAAGGCGCTATGGCGCGTGATACCTCTGGCAGAACTTCTCGGCTATTGAGGATATGCGCTTCCGCGCGAACGCGCGCGCTCTCGCTCACAAATAGGACTTGGACGGAAATGCTCTTTCCCGGCAGCCCGTCTTCCTGACAGGCGGAGCAAGTAAGCCGGGCCGCCAGTTTAGCCAGCGGCGTCCCGCTGAAAATGCCTGGAAAGCGCAATAACTGGCCGACTTGCCACCAGCGCGCCCTCCCACAATCTGAACACTCGACAGATACGGACGCCACATCTCCCAAGAGTGGCTCGCTCGTAGGCAGCCTCATTCCTTTCTCCTCTGTTCACGTCTTGTTCTCACAATTGATTCTTTTTGACGAAGAGTCGAGAGGCGTTTTCTAGTTTTGCTTTACAGTTTTGCTTGAATTTCTTTTCTAGCTGTGCTTATATCTTTTTACAGCAGGGCGCTGACGAGAGGACGAAGCAATGGCGATGGTTACCCGATACAGGATTGAAGATGAGGTCGGCCGCGTCCTGACCAACGAATATTTCTTCTCCTACGAAGTCGACGACGCTCTGCAGTTCCGTTGCGAAGACGAGGCTCTCGAGGAAGCCTCCGCATTCCCCGGCACGGCCGTCGAGCGCTTCGAGCGATATTCGACCTTCCCAGATTTCTTCCTTTCCGAGACCGTCTCGATCGAGAGGAGCGCGGCATGATCACGGCAACTCAGCTACGCGACCTCGCCTTCTTCCTCTCGAACACCAGCAGGTGGGAGCTTGAAAAGGCCGGCATCATTACGCCGGGCCCGAGTGGCGACGCGGCTTGGAAGCGGTTCAACAACGACTTCGACGTGTTCGTCATCAAGCTCTCCGCCGAGAAGCTCGTCGCCCTCGCCGACATGATCAGCGGATACTTGCAGGTCAGCGAGTATTCACGCGAGCAGGCCGAGGTTGCCGCCCGGAGGGTCGCGTGAGACGCCCCGTCTCCTACGCCTGCGACCCTGCGCAGCGGTACTGCGAATGCGGCCACTGCGCTCTCCCGCCGGCTCGCAACATCGATCTGGAAGCGGTCGCCAACCTGAACCGCGCCACCACCGTAACCGCGACCTTTTTCATTCTCCTTGCCACCCTCCTCGGCCTGATGGCCGTGGGGCTTCTTAGAACCGAAGGCGCAATGCAGCGCGCCGCCATCATCAACCAGGAAAACATCGTAATCACGAAAGGACCGACGTCATGGCATTGAAAATCACTCGCGCATCCGACCCTATCACAGTCGATCGCCTCAATATGGTCATCTATGGCCCGCCCGGTATCGCCAAGACCTCCTTGGCCTTCACGGCCGAAGCGCCGCTATTGTTAGACTTCGATAACGGCAGTCACCGCGCGGCCAACCGAAAGGACGTTGTCCGCGTCACGTCGTGGGCAGACATTGCGACCATCGACGCCGGCGATCTGGAGCCGTTCAAGACCATCATCGTTGATACCGCCGGCCGCGCGCTAGATTCTCTATCGGTAGATATCATCAAGGCCAATCCCAAGCACGGTCGCGGCGGCGCCCTAACGCTGCAGGGCTTCGGCGAACTCAAGTCTCGGTTCGGCGCCTTCCTTAAGTTGCTCAACAGCTTCGGTAAGGATGTCGTTCTGATTGCCCACATGGACGAGCAGCGCAGTGGCGACGACGTGATCGAGCGCCTTGATGTGCAGGGCGGCTCTAAGGGAGAGATCTACAAGACTGCGGACGCCATGGGGCGCCTGATCATCGAGAACAAGCATCGCTGGCTTCTGTTCTCTCCGACCGACGCCGCCTTCGGTAAGAACCCCGGCCAGCTTGATCCGCTCAAAGTGCCGCACTTCGAGGACGCAGACTTTGAAGGATTTCTCGGTCGCGTCATCCAGCAGACCAAGGATCGCCTTAACGAAGCGTCTTTGGCGCAGAAGGAAGCAGCCGCAGAGCAGGAATGGTTCCGGGACGCTATTTCCAAGATCAACTCAGTCGACCAGTTGAACGGACTTCTCGGCCGCGTCGCGAATGCACCCAAGGCCTGCAAGGTCATGATGCGCGACAAGGCAACCGCAATTGGCGCTCACTACGACACGTCTCGTAACGAGTTCGTCCCCAGCAGCAAAGAGGCCGCCTGATGCTTGCGCGCGTCTCCAACATCGAAGCTTACCGCCAGTGGAAAAACTGGCGGCCGCTCTTTGACGGGCAGGAAGAGCCGACCGTTGAAGACCTCGTAAGGTTCATCACGGTTGATGAGCCTTCCGCAGCCATGAGGGCCGGAACGGCGTTTCACCGCGCTATGGAGCTGGCTCAGGACGGAGATCACGAGGAGTTCGAGGCGAACGGATATCGCTTCATCCTTCCCGACGCTGAGCTGTCCGTGCCGGCCGTCCGCGAGATGCGGGCTTACGGAACCTACGGTGGCCTTGAGGTGACCGGCCAGGTCGACGCGATCCATGGAAAGATCGTCTTCGATCATAAGACAACGAGCAAGTTCGACCCGGAACGGTATCTCGACGGTTGCCAGTGGAAATTCTACCTCGACCTTTTCGAGGCAGATCAATTCCAGTGGAATATTTTCCTCATCAAGGAAGAGGAGCCGCAGGTATACCGAGTTGCCAAGCCGCATGTCCTAAAAGCGTATCGGTATCCGGGCCTCCGCGGCGACTGCGAAGCTCTGGCGGCAGATTATCTCGCCTTTGCGCGTGAGCACCTCACGCTTCCGGCTGCCACAAATCAGAACGATATCGACGCGATCCGTCAACATCCGCTGATGGCGTGCTGACCCATGACCCAGCGGAAGCAAACGTTCATCCTGATCAACGACCGTGTGCGAGAAAATGCGCTCTTAGCCATTGCGGCTGCCGGCGAAGGCAGCGCCGTAACAATTGGTCCGAAGACCCGCAGCGGCGACCAGAACGCTAAGTTTCACGCGATCTGCACCGATATAGCCAACTCCCATATGACGTGGGCCGGCAAGAGGCGCGATGCTGAGGCGTGGAAGGTTCTTCTGGTTTCCGCCCATACCGTGGCGACGAAGAACGATCCTGGCACTCCATCGCCTGAAATCGTTCCCGGCCTCGAAGGCGAGTTCGTCAACATTCGCGAAAGCACGGCGCGCATGTCGGTAGGCCGTGCTGCCAGCCTGATCACCTACGCCATCGCCTTCTGCGACACGAACGGCATTCACCTCTCGGAGACGATCCGTGGCGGCTTCCATGATGGCGCCAACGACTGGAGGGCAGCATGACCTGCACCTGCATCGAAACCGTCAATGAGAAGCTTGCTGAGCGCAACACGCGCCTGACCCTTCCCATCGTCTTCGGCCGCAAGCCGGGTGAGCCCGAGCGCCTGATGATCGTCACCGAACAAATTGAGACCGGTCGCGGCAAGGCGAAGGCAGTCGGCGTGTTCGCGTCCCACTGCCCGTTCTGTGGCGTGGCTTATGGGGAGCGCGCGGCATGACCGAAGCACCGAACAAAGCAGATTTCATCGCCAACGAGCGGCCCGGAGAATATGAGGCCACCTTCTCGGTGCGCGGCACGATCCGCGTGACAATCAAAGCGGGGAGCTTGGAGGAGGCCAGAGCAAAGGCCGGCGCGATGACCGAAGACGAGGAATTCGGCTTGGAACTCGACGAGGCTGATGACGTCTCTGTCAATTGGGTCGGCAGGCCGCTCCCCATGTTCCTCGTCACGCGCGACGGCCGGAAGATGAAGGTAAGCCATCTTCAGCCAGGAGATTTTCCTCGCCAACCAGACGAGCGGGGGTTCTGAGATGGCAGAAAACAGCAAGATTGAATGGACCGACCACACCTTCAATCCGTGGATCGGCTGCACGAAGGTCTCTCCGGCCTGTGATGGCTGCTACGCCGAAAACCTGATGGTGAACCGATACCACCGCGTTCAGTGGGGCGCCGGCGAGGACAGGCAGCGCACGGGCAAAGACAACTGGCGCAAGCCGATCGCTTGGGACAAGGCTGCCAAGGAAGCCGGACGCCGCCCCTATGTCTTCTGCGCATCGTTGGCCGACGTGTTCGACAACGAAGTCGACGAGATGTGGCGCTACGATCTGATGAGCCTGATCGAAGCAACGCCGAACCTCATCTGGCTTTTGCTGACGAAGCGGATCGGCAATGTCATGAAGATGACCGACGCTGCACGCGGCCATCGGATGCTCCCGCGCAATGCCGCGATCGGTGCCACCATGGCCAACCAGCCCGAATACGACCGCGACCGGATGAAGCTTCACGAGGTCAAGGAACGGCTTGAACCGCTCTTCACGTTCGGCAGCTATGAGCCCCTTCTGAGCCGCATCGTTCTCGACAAGTATGCGCCGGACTGGATCATCACCGGAGGCGAAACCGACCAAGGGCCGCACAAGGCGCGATACAGCGACCCGGATAACTTCCGCTATCTGCGCGATCAGAGCCGCGAGCTCGGGCGTGCCTTCTTCATGAAGCAGATGACGCGCAAGGCGCCGATCCCGGCCGACCTTCTCGTTCGCCAGTATCCGGAGGCAGCATGACTGCTCTCAAGGCATATTCCGTCCTTGAGAAGGACGAATACACCGGCGACATCTATTTCGCGCCGAGGGCGATCGTCGCCGCGAAAGCTGGGGCGAACGAGTATGGTGACGGCGAGCTGTCCTACATCCAGTGCCGCCGTGCCCCTTGGGCCGACGCATTCGCCGGCAAAGGTGTTCCTGCAAAAGTCGCGGTCGATCACGGCTGGCACTTCGAGTGCCACGGCTGCGGAATCCACATCGATAGCGACCTTGAAGAAGAACACCGCCTGCCCGTCGACGGCATCGTCGGCACCATGCACGGCGCCGTCTATTGCTGCGCCCGCTGCAAGTGGAAGCACATGAAGCGCGAGGCGAGGCGCAAGCAGGAAGAGGCGGCGGCGATCGAGGATTTCAAAGCGATCGTCCACGCGAGGTTCCCCGATGCGGACTTCGCCGACGACGAATCCGAGTTCCGCGGTCACCACGCATACGTCACGCGAGCCGACCGCTCGGACTTCTGGCATCGCGGCCAGGTCATCGTCGCCTTCCGCTTTCCCGGCATGAAAATTGGCCCTGCGCACTTCCGCCTGGAGTCTCACCACCGGATCGGCCCGCCGATCGCCGGCTACACCTGCTGCAACGGCGACCGTGCGGCATTCGAAGCATATGCCAAATCCACGAAGGGGAGCCGCGTGATGGCCGACCGTCCAATTCTCTTTTCAGGGCCGATGATTCGCGCGCTGCTCGACGGCCGCAAGACGCAGACGCGGCGGGTCATCAAGCCGCAGCCTTTCGCGAGCGGGTACTATGACGGGGAAATCGAGATCAACGTCATTCCCGCGAATGACCAGTACCCGAAAGCGTTCCGCTTTAACGCCAGAGCAGTCGGAGGCGGCGCCATTCTCGAGGAAGTATTCGAGCCGCGCATAAATGCCGGCGACCGGCTTTGGGCTAGAGAGACATGGCAAGGCCTGTCCTTTGGCGATTACCAGCCCACGAAGAGTAGCCTTTGCGAAGTCCGGTATGCTGCGACAGACCCTTGCGCTGATTTGGATGCAGAGGCGCGCGGCTATCCTTGGCGCCCGTCCATCTTCATGCCGCGATGGGCGTCCCGCCTCACGCTGATCGTCACCGACGTTCGCGTCGAGCAGCTGCAGGACATCAGCGAAGCCGATGCGATCGCTGAGGGCGCTAAGCAATATTCAAGCTCAACGAAGCTTTCGCGAGCTTTCAACCCTGATTGGAAGGGCGTCTATTGCGAAGGCTACGCCGAGCTCTGGAACGCCATCAACGGCCCAGGCTCGTGGGAAGCCAATCCGTGGATCGCTTGCTACTCGTTCCGGGTCATCAAGCAGAACATCGACCAGATCGAGAAGGCGGCCGCATGAGCGCCTCTTTCGACAAAGCCTCAATCATGTCGACGCTGACCGACGGCATGAAGATGAAGGCCCAGATGATCAAAAAGGGCCTCACTGCCGCCCGCGTTCGCTGCCCCCAGTGCGACGGTTTCCTTCACGCGCGCCTCGCCGGCCGGAAGAACCACCTTCGGTTCTGGTGCGATGGCCCGTGCAAACGACAGATGATGGAGTAGCCGATGGCGTCCCGTGTTGCCAACTTCATCCGCCCCGATCCGACGCCGGTTCGTAGGCCCGCCAAGAAGCCGGCCTATCTGGCGTTTCTCCACCACCTCCCCTGCGCGGTCTCTGGCGTCTACGGCGTCCAGGCCGCCCATGTCTCCTACCCGAGCACATGGCATGGAGCCTTTGGCCGCGGGAAAGGGACAAAGGTTCCCGACCGCTTCGCACTTCCCCTGTCCCCGGCAGAGCATGCCCTGCAGCACTCCGGCAAGCTTGGATCTGAGCGCGACTACTGGGCCTCGAAGGGGATCGACCCGCACGAACTCGCAAATGCCCTCTGGGGCGTGTTCTGCGACTTCGACGAGGCGGAGGCGATCGTCAGATGCACCGCCATCATCAATCAGCGATTGGCTTCAGTCGGCGCGCTCCGGTCGAGGGACGAGGTATGAGGGAAATAGTCGAGAAGATCGCCAAGGTAGCCAATGCCGTCGGTTGGCAGGCAGGTGAGCCGGCCATGGAGCTCGCCGGCCAGATCGTTTCGGTCCTCGCCGCCACCCCATCGAACGCTTCATGAGCGATGGCGCCGAGCTTTTCCTCGACGGCACATTCAACGCCGAAAACGGCTGCCTCACCTATCGTTCCATCGGCGGCGATGTCCTCAGCCCGTCCGTCCTTCGCGCGAAGAAAGGCATGCAGCAATGAGCGAATTCCCTGAAGGCGTGATGAAGCTGGCGAGCGAGACCGTGAAAGAGAACTTCGAGTGCGGAGAGCCGTGGTCAAAGAGCATCGCCCGCGCGATCATGGCCGACCGATCCGCCCGCTCCACCCCTCCCGCAGCGGCGAATTCCCCGATCACGCCAACTGTCAACAAGAACGGCAGTGGAACGAACAGTGAAACGCCGGAAAAAACCTGCCCAAATGACCCTAAAAGTGACCCTAAAAAACAGAACATCGCTTCCGCCGATACGGACGCCGCACAGAGCGAAGCCGAGGCATTCGACACGATCGTTGCCGTCCGCAAAGCCTACGTTGATGCGGTAACTGCTTACAACGCTCGCCTTGAGTTACTTCGCACGGAACGGGAGCGTGGCAGCTGGCTCAATGTCGATCCCGAATATGCCGCGATGTCGGAAGCTCAATCTGCATTCTATCGCACAGTCCAAGAGCTTGCCGATGCCGCGATCCGCCAGCGCTCCGAGGAGAAGCCATGATCCCCGACCTGACCAAAGCCACCCCCGCCACGCGCGAATACTACGCTCTTCCCGAGGAGATCCGCACGGCAGCAAAGGCTGTAGCCGGTCCGCCTCGGCCGATGACCCATATCGAAGTCCTGTTGGCGATCGGGACGGCGATCGCAAATGAGCGGGAAGCGGCGAATAGAGGCGGAAGATGAGAGAACGTCGCCAATCCCTCGTTCCCCCGGGCAGTTGGCCACCTCGCATGTCCGCTGACATGGCTGCCGGGTATTGCGGGGAAAAGCATGTCGAAGATTTCCTCGAGCGCGTCGGAACGATCTATCCGAACCCGCGCATCGTTGACAGCACGCGACGCAAGTTCTGGTATCGTGAGGATCTGGACCGGGCGATGAACCTCGGCACATCGACGATGTCCTCAGGATTGGGAGCGAAGTTCCGTGAAAAGATCAGGGAAAAGCGGAACGGTGGAACTGCCTAAGCACGTGCACCGCGTCATCAAGCGACGCGCCAACGGTTCGCAAACCGTCTACACCTTCTATACCAGGTTCCGGAACACTAAGGACGCGTGGCCGTCGATCGCCCTACCGGAACCGCTCGAGAAGGAGTTCTCCGAACGCCTGTCGATCTGTGAGGCCATGGCCCGCGATGAGAAGGGCTTCCTGCTGGACGGCAAGCGGCTACCGGACCTGAAGAGCAAAGAGTTTTGGCCAGAGGCTACGAAGGCACACGAAGCATTCATCCGCCGCAGCCGCCAAGGCATCAAGGACTTCAAGGCGCTCGTCGAAGCCTTCCAGAGCGAAACCAACCCCTTCTGGACCAAGCTTGCGGCTTCCACGCAGCGCGGATACCGAACATCTGGGGACATCATCAAGGAGACATGGGGAGACGACCTCCCCGTCGACTTGACGACGGTCGACGCGCAGGACGCGATAGATGCCCTCGGCGAGACGCCGGCGAAGGCAAACCAGTTCCGAGCATTCCTGTCGCGCCTGATGGCGTGGGGCGCCTCGCGGGGCTACTGCAAGACGAACGTCGTGGAGATGACGGAAAAGATACCGGGCGGCGAGCCGTGGGTGCCGTGGCCGAACTGGGCTTTTGAGATCCTGCTGGAGCACGCACCGTTCCATATGCAGTTGATCGCCATGTCGGCATTCTTTACCGGGCAGCGCCAGGGCGACGTGCTGGCTATGACGAAGCCGAAGGCCGGCGAGAACACGATCGCCGTCCGTGCGCAGAAGACAGGAAACACGGTTTGGATTCCGATCCACTTCGCCTATCGGAAATGGATCGATCGCGTTCCGACGTCCGATAGCGTGATGCTGCACGCCGGCGCTCGCGCCACATCATACAAGAGCCCCGACGGTTTTCGGACCGAATGGCAGAAGCTCATGGCGAAGGACGCGTTCAAGCCATTCCGCGAAAACCGCATCGTCTTCCACGGTCTGCGCAAGAACGCTGTGATCAATCTGCTGGAGGTTGGCTGCACCGAAAACCAGGTGGGAGCGATCTGCAACATGTCAGCGCAGATGGTGCAGCATTACGGCCGAGAGGTGGCTTTGAGGAGTCTCGCGAAGGACGCGATGAAGCTCATGGAAGCACGCTGGAGCGAGATCGAGCCGGCCGCTTTCAGGAACAAGAACGGAACGTGA